GCTAAAGTCTGATAGTTAACTGCAGCAATACCACCCAGATAAGAAGCGTTATTAGCTGATCCAGTATAAGTACTTGGAGATATCGTTGCCGAACCAATGGTTATAGTGTTCGTCGTCTTATTAAAAGAAAAGTTTGATATCGCGTTTGACGATCCAGAATCGTTGAAAACAATCTGAGAGTTCGCTCCAGGAGGAGCTGGAGGAGCCGATACTATAAACCCATAGTAATTCTTAGTTCCATCAGAAAATATTACTTGACCAGCGTCGCCAACGTGACCGTTAGCAGAAATAACAGCGTTATTGAGATTTAGTACTGACGAGTTAGCTGTGATTGCCGTGTTGGCAATGTCTATACCATTCTTAACTCGAAACAAATTATCCGTCATAGGATCACTTTCCCCTAGAACCGTTCTTTCTATTTAATCATGAGTAATCCTTAAACGGTGATAGAAGTTCTAAGCCCGTTTATAACTACGTTCGCAGAAGATGGTGAAAAGGCTAACACTACTTGATTAGCGTTCATATACGTACTGAATATTCCTAATACGTTATTAGAATATAACTGGCCATATTCAGTCGAGTAAATGTTAGTTCCGTCGTTTAACACGGAGATCTTTGAAGATTGAAACGAGTTACTCGTTGGAGACTTAATAGAAAGAACGTATTCTACAGACCTAAAACTGTTCTTCGAAAACGTATCGATAGCCGTATTCGAAACGCTAGCATTTCCAAAAACTATAGATATCAAGTTGTTACCAAAGTTATAGTTCTTTCCGTTAATATTGTCTGACGTTATCTGACTCGAATTAACTAGACTATTCCCACAGTAAAAATTAGACGTATTCGAAAGATTGACGTTAGAATTTATAGGTAACTCTGTAGAAGAATTTATCGTCCCACCACGAAGTGAAGCAGTCGTTAAGACAGAAGCCCCTAGTGTTCCAACGACATAAGCGTTTCCGGTCGTCATCGACCCGTTCGCCGAAGTATTGGCGGTCACGGCCACCGTCGCAAAGGCGTTCACGACGTTGTTAACTGACGTTACTATCGCCTGAAGTGTCGCGTTAGCACCGATCGTACCTATATTAACTGCCATTCTCTAGTCGCTCCCATAACTTCTTGACTGTTTTCTCAAGCATTTCGACTTTAATTTGTAACTCTTTGAACTCTTTATTTTTCTTTCTTTGAGCCAAGATAGTTTCGTATTCGCTACTTTGAGTATTTAACAGAAGAGATCTACTTCTGTCTCTTACGAGCCCAGGAACGTTCGTCTTATCGAATATCACTTCGTCAGGCACTGACGGCAGGTCCTCTAATCTGATGAATTCGTGGAATTTTTCCAGAAGAAGACAACATGACTATCTTTAACTGAAGTGTGTCGAAACCGTCAAAGGATTGACCGTCGAGATTATAGTATCTTACGATCGAGTCATTCTGAACGTTCTTGAAGGCTTGATTGTTAAAGTTTCTGATTCTTCTCGCGTTAAGTCCAGAAGTTCCAGCCATAGCTTGTCCACCGATTCCAACAGCGGTGTTAGAACTGACCACTTGGTCTATAGTCATCGAAGAACTGTTAGCTACATTCATGACTTTCGAAACGAAAAAATTCTGATCTTCGAACAGAGGATCGTACACTTCGATCAAGTCACCTACTTGAAACTCAGTGTTAAACGTCGTTCCGATACCAGTTAAAGTCGAAGAGTTATTCGAAGTCGAAATCAGACCAGTCATCTTAATGTCAGTATTTGGAGTATACTGGAACCCATAGGTTAAGTCGACGTAATCGTTAGGATCTGACCCAGACGAATACAGATTAGCTCCAGAAATCATCTCCATTCTGGTCCAATCTTCGTCATCTATAGCTTCAGGGTCTGAAGAATTCTTGATACGCGCGAAACACTGAACGTCAGTTCCGACTGGTCTATAAGCAGTCGTAAAGATCATAAGATCTTCTGACAGACGAACTTGATTGTTGGCACTAGAAAAATTGACTACTGTAGTTAAGTGCTTGGAATAAGCGTTACCGGCATTCGTATTTTCTCCAGTGTAATCGTTATTGATCACGTACTTTCCAAACTCAACGTACGGAAGTGCCGAAATGTGAGGAGAGACGTAATCAGACTGAGAAGTCATCGTTACTTCTATGACGTACGAGTTAGAATAAGCTTTCGATCTGTCAACTTGAGTGTTTAAGGATCCGTTAGCGAATGGCGTAACGAACTCGTTAGATCTAGATACGATCGCTGGAGGATTCGTAGCAGAATTAAACCTGTTAATACCACCAATAGTCACCGGAATCAGTTCCAGACTGTCAGATGGAATAACGTACGTAAACGAACCAGAAGATACAGAACTGTCACTCTGAGTCGCGTACATAGGCTTAATATACATGTCATAATCGACTTCTTGTGGCATCGTTCCGTCAAATCTAGGATTCACGTACTGAACGTCGAAGTTTACTAAAGAGCAATTCTTGAAAAAATTATGAGTAAGTTCTGTTCTGATATTAGACGAAACGTCAAAGATTATGTTCGCTCCAGAACCAGACGAAGTATTAGCTATCAGGACGTTACTTGGAACGCTAGAAAACACAGAACACTTGACGTTAGACGAGTTGACGAATCCACAACCAACGTTAGAAAATGACAGAGACGTAATGTGACCTGAGTTGTTAGTGACTATGTTGGCCACGGCCGGATAGTTTCCCACTGAGTCCCATGGAAGAGCTAGAACTTTTCCGGCGACCCTCTCGTAACCCATAACGTACAAGACGTCAGAGTTAGAGTATCCGGATCCAGTATTAGCAAACGTGACGTTAGACGGATCTATCGAGTGAGAAGTAAACCTTACTGACGAGTTTGCCGCCGAGGACTTCATGAACATTAAAGACGTGTTAGTTCCAACTAAGTCGAACGAATCTACTGTAGCTACACCGGTGATCATGAAATTGGCGGCGGCGTTCGTAAACGTCGTAGATTCAGTTAATTGAAGTGCCGTGTTAGATACTATTGACGAAACTTTTCTAACGTCATATTCGTCAGATCCGTTCGAAATGACTAGATAATTATCGGGTTGTCCATTATCGAAGACGTTTGACCACGAGAAATTAGATCCGTTTGAATACTTCGAATTCGCAGTAATGACGTTCGACTTGTTCGTAGACACCGTAATACTCGTCGAACCACCTGGATAGAATACAGTATTTTGAAAGGCACGCTGAGCTCCAACGAAGGCTTGTTTGATAGAATTAGCTCTATCAAACGAAACACATTCTACTCTCGATGCTGGAAACAATAACATCATTTTCTGAAGAGAATTATTCCAGTCGACCATTAGAGCGGACTCTCCGACCGTCGTCGTCGGAGATATCGCAGAGTTAGCGAACACTGGATACGAGTTAGTCGAGTATCTAGCGACAGAGATGTTAAACTTAAGATCGACGGTCGGAAACCCATTCCACCATGACTGATAATCTGTCGCCGAAGTTGCAGCTTCGAGTTGGTTCAGAGTTCCAACGTTAACGAATTCGAAATACTCTCCTGAAATCTGAGAAGAAGATCCTGGAGAAAGACCACCTGTCGTGAGTGGATAACCTCTTCTATTAAACCATGGTAAGAACTGTTCGTTTCCATCGTAGGAGATTAAAAACGCATAAGTCTTATTAGTTTCTAGTTGAACTGGTGTATTAAACTTAAATTTCGTCGGAACCGAAGCGTCCGAACTAGTCTTAATAGCGTTCCATTCTGCGCGAGCGACGGTCGTGAAAGTCGACTCGGTGATCTTTGGAACTCCATAGATCGTCTCGGTCAAGTACATCGATATACCAGGACCATTGATTCCAGACTGGTTATACCCAGAATTAGGTCTGTACATGAAGTATAGATCTACAGAGCTAATACCTGCAGTCGAAGCACCTTGAACTAGAGAAGCGTCGAGATAAAACGTTCGACAAAAGTTAAAAATTGACATTATTGAGATGCTCTCATTGAGACTGGAATATAGAATATAGCAGAACGTCCACCAGAATCTGGTACTAGTTCACAAGTTAAGTTTTGTGTAATCGTATCCTTCGATTTAGAAACGTTCAAGGCGTATGAAGTTTGATAAGACGTCTCGAATAGAAAAGTGAATTCGATGATTCCAGAATCATTCGAGACTAAATCGTCACCTAATTTCTTTCCAACAGGCTTGCACGCCCAACCCATATCGACGTTGTTGACGTAAAACTTATACTTAGAATTAATCTTAAGTGATCCAATCTTTACAGGAAGATTCCAACAGGAAGCTTTCATGACTGGTTGCCCAACATCTTTTAGCGTAGTATTAGACGTCGCCCAGACTGTCATCAGTGACTCCAGAATATTCTATCTTGAATTAGTTTCATAGATTCGTGTGTAGTCGTTGCAGTTCCAGAGGCTATCACAGCGTTATTACCAGTAGCCCATAGAGTATTTATATCGTAATTCGAAGTCGAAGTACTGACTGAATAAGTCGAGTTAGAAACTGGAAAGACTGCTGGAGCGTACTCGTACCCGTTAGTACAGTGACCCGCGATCAAGTCCCACTCGACAGAAGCAGGAATACATCCGACAGAAGATCCATTAATAGGATAAGAGAAAACCCATCTCCACGGTGTGAACATTCTGTTAGTCTGTTTAGAAGTCGTCTTGATCGTGAAGTCAGATCCACCATTCCAGTCATAATTGAACTGGATCTTACCAGCGAACGTTACGTAGTTATTTCCAGTTTCTACTGGATCTTTCAGATAAGTAGAAGTCATATCGTTGAACCAACCACTCGATCCACCAAGCATTGCTTTTTCAGTCTCGGTGAGTGGTAGAACGGTACCAGTAGAAGCTACGACGTTATTACCTTGAAAAATCTCGATAAGAGTTGGTTGGTCGTAACAATAGAAGTATAAGACGACCGGAGGTGCTTCCGCCGAAGGAAAGAACGTCCAAAGATCGCCAGCACCAGTCATAGATGCTTGCGTAAGATAATTACTATACAGACCACTCCGTTGAACAGTATCCCACGGCGCGCGTCCTGCTCTGATGACGTCTTGAGCTGTATTAGCACCGATCAGAAGTTTAGAAAAATCGATCGTGTTAACGTTGTAACTTGTCGCTGCTCTCGGTGCGGAAGTAGTTGACCAAGTAGCCGTTCCGGTCTGAGAATCAGAAGTCAAGAACGACGACGAGAGATTGGCTCCAGTTCCAGCTCCAAAGTACTCTTGAAGATGAGTAAGATCGGCTAGAGTTACTTTATAGATGTCAACAGTATTGTTAGCGTTTGGATTATACGAGGCAACACCGTCTGTCCAATTTCTAAACGTCGTAGCGTAAGCTACGGTATTTCCATAGGCGAGACCACACGTTGGTTTTGACGTTGGATCTAATACCGATCCAGAAGTAGCGTTTTCCTGAGTGATGATCGTTTGTTCGATATACGGAAGCGATCCAAAAGCATTAAGAAGTGGAATATCCCAAAGCATCTTGTTAGGAACGATGTCGTTTCCTTCTTTCGACGCGGAATACTGAGGATCACTCACGTCAGAGAACGTCTGCGTTGAAAAATCGTCGACAAAGTATCCAAATTTGAATCTGTTCGTCGTCGGATCCACAGACGATGGAATATTCATCGAAGCGACGTTAGCTTCCAACATAGAAAGTGAAACTGTTTTCTCTAAGTCAGACAGTCTTCTATCGATATTAGCGATATCCTGATTAACGTAGACTCTAGGTTGATCGTAAGGACGTGCAGAATCGTTGTTTAGAGTCTTGATCGAAGATCTCTTGTTTCTGAACGTCGGAACCTTCTTGTTGAGAACGCCAGTGTCTAGAATCTCGATGAGATCTATCGACCTAGTAGCAGGAATGTTCGGATACGCTGGAACGCTCAAGTCCATAATTCTCATCGAATTAGAAGGAGACTGTGGAGCGACTCTCTTAGAGATATCGACGTTAGGAACTCCCTGAACGGTCGCGATAACTCCGTTCGAAGAGACGAACACAGAGTCAGTTCTTCCCAGATAATACTCGACGGAAGCGATCATCTCTGATCCGGGAACTGGAAATTTTTTCTCTGACGTTCCGAACGAAATCGCTTCGGTTGGATTAATCGGCGCTGCCCCTGGATTGTTTCCTGGAGTTACTGTTGGAGCGTTAGAAGGTCTGAAATCGAAAGCTTGCATCAAGTCGATCTCTGTTCCATTAGAAGCTACTATCTGAGGTATTTCTAACGTATTAACAGTTCCAGAAAGTGACGATAATGGCAGAGAATCGTTCGTCTGGATCGTTGCCGTGTTAGATCCAACGTAAGATACTGTGTCATATACTCCAGCACCAGAGTTAGAAAAGTAATCGAATTCGACGAGAATCCAGTTCGAAGAGTTTAACGCCATGTTCGAACTTGGATCTAAGTATAAGTATCCATTATCCAGATAGTCAGTCGTGTGATTCGAGTCAATGTAGAACGAAGTTGACTGATCTGTAGTAGTGTTCGAAACAGAAGAATTAGAACCGACGTAAACGTTACGAAGTCTAAAGATATCTGGAACACCTAAAGACCAAGGTCCGGTCGTTGATCCAACGTTATTAGAACAAGCGATCTTAACGAATCCATGCCTGTTCGGAGTCTTCGTTCCTTGAGTTACTCCAAGTCTTTGAATATTAACACCCAGAGCCATGTTCGACGGAGATGATCCGGCAAGATTATTTCCAAGAGACAGAGAGAGTATGTTAGTGTTAGCGTTAACAGAAGCACTCAGTCCGTCTCTAGATCCAAACGGAATGGGAACTGACTTAGGATAGACTCTAGTAAGGTTTGCCGAACCAGTAAAAGTTGGAGCAGAATCGAATCTAATCGACGTAGAGTTAGAGACTGATCTGACTTGTTTGACGTCGAAGTACGTAGCGTTCGCCCAGACGTAAACGTAATCTCCAGATCTTAAGTCTGTCGTATAAGTCGTGGACGTTCCTGACCCAGTATTCGACGAGTTTGAAACTGCAGTGGTACCAGTCACGTTCGCCGAGAATACTAAGTCGGTCGTTTTAGGAACGACGTAGAGATCTTTCATCTGTCCAGAAGTCAAACTTCCAGAATATGGAAAGACTTCGTTTCCTGACGACGATATATCCTTAATCATGACACCAGTATTTGACACTGACAGAGTCGTGTCCATAGTTTTATACGTATAGATTATGTTCGTAGCGTTCTTCAGGGACTCGAGACGAGTTGGAAAAAGCATGTAGGAATTATCAGACTCTTTGAGTACTGCCACTGAGTTTCCAGAAGAGTTAATCTCAGTGTAAGCGTCGGCGAATCCTTCCCCAGAATTGGCGTAAAAGCAACGAGCCTGAGCAAAATTCTTACCAGAATTCATTCTGACGTTAAACAGATAAAGCTTGTAAATCGCGTTAGGATCGCCAGGCGTTCCAGAATCTAGTACTAGAGATCTAATAGACGCCGTACCTATAACCAATCCTGGGTTCGTAGTAGATTGAGCTTTGATCAAAGCTGTATTCGAAAGGTAGTTCTTGGGAGTGTCGACGATTTGAATCGTATCGCCAACGTTATACTTGAATACGCCAGCTACGTTTTTAACGTTGACGTACGATCCATAATTTAAAGAAACTGTATAATTATCGTGAGTTTCAGTCGAAGCAGCCTTTGGAACTGTTACTGAGAAATTCTGCTTAGTGTTAACTCTATATCCACCAACGTATGCTAATCCTGGATCGATGACTATATCGAAAGAACTTCCTTCTGTGTTTGACGTAGGTGATCGAGTCGTTACTAAGAATGGATCGACCACGAAATCACCAGACTGCTCGTAAGTTCGAGCGGCCATCTCGTCACCAATCGTCGAATAGATCGTCTGTTGATTCTGTTTGTATGGATTACCGTTGTTCCAAGAACAGATCGCAAAGAATTCAGAATTAGCGTTAGCTTCAGTCGTGTTAGCTATAGCTAGAACTGGAGTAAGTTTAAGTCTGTCTGCTCCTGGAGCTTTATGATTAGTCGTGTCACTAGGATCGTTCAGAGAAGTATCAACGTTAGAATCTACGATAGTCTCTAAGGTATTGAATCCGACAGAAACGTCACTTGGAATCTGGGAATACTTGTCTACGATAATGACTTGAGGAACGACTCTAAGTGCGTACCCTTTCTGATAGATCTGTCCTTCTGTCACGCCAAATGCGTATCCATTACCTACAGCTCCCTCGCCACCAGTAATAGTAACTCTGGCCAAATAATTTCTGGGTGTAAGTCGAAGATTAGAAACACCAGTGACGTTGTTCGGAGACCAGACTCTAATCGTTGGAGGAGTAGAATAAAGTTGTCCTTGTCCTAATGTAATCAGACTCTTGATCGTTCCGACGGAGTCAGTTATGATCTTTCCTTGATAACCGGATCCAATCACCGACGTGACGATACCAGTACAAGAATTAGAAGACGTAGCGATCGACTGACCATTAGCGACGTTCCAGAGAGTCGTATTCGCTATTCCAGCCGAGAGATCAGAATTTTTTGGAGCGACTGATAGGATAACTTGAGAAGAATTAGCTAGAGTCGTCGAGTCAATCCCGACGATCTGAACGTTGGCTCCTAGTCCATTTCCAATATAATCTCCATTAGCAAAGCTTCCAGAAGTCACTTTAACGGAGATAGCTGGTATTGCGATAACTGGATCAGTATTAGAGAATCCAGAGCCACCTACATCGACTACGACTCTATTCACCCCAAAATAGACTGGATCGTAGATCTTAACTATTTCTCCAGAGGAAAACGTATATGCGTTTCCAGAATATCCAGAATTCAAATATCTGAGATAGAGTGTCTTGTAATCAGGTGCTGTCGTCTCGTAACCTTCGGCATAATTTAGAACTGTCGCTTTGAGACCAGTTGACTCAGATATAGCACTATAATTCTTGAAGTTTGCCGGATTAACGATCTCGCCTTCGACGTCAAGATCTTTAATCTTAGCGTATGGATATGGATTGTAAAAAGTAAAGTTACAACCAGAGATAATCGTCCCTTTAGAGAAGATGTTGTCTGCGACTCTCTCAATTTGTGTTTGAGTGAAATCGTGATCTTGCGTTAATTCTCTCGACTGAACAGAGACTCCGACTTTATACAGATTCCTGTAATAGTCCTTAGTCTGATCGTAGTCATTATAATACTTATTGTTGTTTAGAGAAGTTGAGATCGACATTAGAATTCAAGCACCATCTTTATGGTTTCGGTACGATTTGAGTCTCTAGATACGGCTTGTACGTTTTCGACGGTCAATACGTTTCCAGAATCTATAGAAGTCTCTCTAGGATATACTTTACTAACTCTAGCTTGTACTCCAGATAGAGAACCTACGATATTTAGGTTAGGTGAGAACGTTCCTGTTTCTGGAGTGATCAATATAACAGAAGAGTTTGAAGAATGAAGTATTGCCGTATTTGACCCTTGCGTTACTCTCTCGTTTTGAGTAAAAGTACCAGTAGAAGACGTAATATCTAGTTTTCTCAGCCCAACGAACGTATCGAAAGCTTTATTTTCTCCATTTCTCGATACAGAGATAATTCTTCCGAAGGTTCCAGAAGTCTTCCCGATAACGTTACACGGAATCTGAAATGGCAAGGTATTAGAAACTTCGATAGAAGTAGAAGTGAAGAAATCAGATACCGTCATTTCTTGTACTGGTCTTGGCCAGTATAATGCTACGTTATTTGACGTGAATTTTATTGGATCTTTCAGTCTCATAAAGACGTTATTAGCTACAGAGTCTACTCTAGAGATCATAGAATTTCCAGTAATCATGTCTGAAATCATGATCTCGTCATTAGCCTTAAACTGATAACTGAAAATAGTCGTGTTAGATCCAGTAATCGTGTTACTAGACGTAGTCGTCGAACAGTTAGCTACTGCCGCTAACTGATTCACGACGTTTAACTTCTCACCAATCTCAAAAGTTCCATGTACAGAGTCTAACATAACACCGACAGAATCGAACTTCAGATTCTCGACGATTCCGATCTGTTGAAACTTATTCGTAGATGGAATCGTCGAGTATTCTGTGTTGGAGAACTTCGTATATACTATTACTCCACGCGCGTCGAGTTCTTCGTAAACGTTAGAACCATGTCCTCCACTGGGAGAATAAATTGGACGAACGATAGCAGTATTAGTTACTCCTACAGTATTAGACGCATACACGCTCAAATTCATTCCCGAATAGATCGAGTCTCCTCTATCGAGCATCTCTACTCTATACACAGAATTAGACGCGAGAGAGTTAACGAACGCTCTTCCTAAAATAGGAGACCCGTTGGCCATACGACCAGACACTACAGGATAAATGTCGAACGAGTCACCGTTCGTCGGAATATCTTCTAGTGGTCTATCTAAACCAACAAAGTTTCCAGAGGAATTGCACGTATAGGAATTGACGATAGCCCAGGATCCTTCTGCCGGGCCACTATTCATGTATAAAACAGTTCCAGTATAAAAGTCGTTTATTGGAGTTCCAGAAGAGAGAGCGTATTGTATAGTGTTACCATTGGGATTGATGTCATTTAATGCAAAGTTTCCAGTGTAGTAAGAATTATAAAACGCTCCAGCATTCTCGATCTTTACGACGTCGATCGATCCGGGCGTCGCCTGATCAGACACGACGTTATTCGAAACTATCGGAAACCAATCACTTCTACCAGCATCATTAACCAAATTAACTGGAGTCGAACAGAGATACTTCCATCTATAACCATCTGCCGTCTGATGATATGGTGCGTCTAGAACGACGTCAGAAAAACTAGGTTGAACCGTAGAATTACTACCAAGATTATTATCTAGACACTTATAGACGTGATAGAAAGATCCTTCGTCGACTATGCAATAGTATTTCTGTCCGACTAAGTCGACCGTATCGTCATACATCTCAAACTTACCAGTTGTCCAAGGAATATTCTTGATAGCTCTGACGACAGAATTCGAAGTTAGTCTCTTTCCAAAGATAGTCTTATTCTTAACGGATATAAACGTTTCGTCTTCTGATCCTGACGCGTCCGTTACGACGTCAGATTCGTGATTAAGATGATCCCCAGCAAAGACGTAGAATGACGAGAACTCGAAGTTATCGACGAAATCGCTGGCTATTTTTGATGATAATTTTCTTGATTGTACTGACATTAGCTCGCCTGAATACTCGTTGTATACGTATTTATACTCATCGAAACAGTCGACTTACAGATCCAAGAACCAAAGGCCTTCATTCCAGATGGATGTACCATCGATAAAAGTACGTCTTTATACTCTTCAAAGGGTCTAGAAGATTGAATGTCGTACGAAAACGGTTGGTAATACTCTCCATCGTATAACTTCTTCGAAGACGATAAGAAACCTTTCTCGTCGACGTATCTTCCTCCAGCAACTCCGATTGCAGAAGTCCTGACAATACCAAAACCAGTGTCATTATCTATCTGACTTCCAGAATTCTTGTTAAATCTTATTTCTTCACCTTCTTTATATCCGAATCCAGATCCTGTGATCTGGATAGTACTCACCATTCCGTCACCTCTCATCACCGAAGTCTCGATTATGGCGTCTTCTCCGAGTCTTTTAGACGAAAAATCTACCGATATATTATCGATAGTCACTCCAACTCCAGAAATAAGACCAACTATCGAATCGCCGATAACGAAAGAATGTTCGAGTGAGTTTGGTCTGACTATTATTTCTCCAGGTGAAACGTTCATGACGATTCCGGTCGCACCAGATGCAGCTTTAACGATTTCTCCTTTCGAGAAAGAACCCGGCGTCGAAAATATCAAAGCTAAGTCGTTCATTCCTAAGTCTATACATCGTTGATCTCTGATGACGACTGGTGGAGGGATCTGATAAGAAGATCCTGGAGATTCCGTGAACGTTCCAATACTTCCGTAAGAAACTGAGTTACTTCTGTATAGAGAAGAGAAAGGGCCAGAAGTAGCGTTTCCAGATGGATTCCCAGGAAGACCGAGAGTTGGGGATTGATAACCAACGTTCGCGTACGGGCTTATCTTATCGTAGGCCGTCGAGGCAGTCGACGGGTTGTTTAAGTAAGAAGAGATTATCAGGTCTGCATTAGTACCGAACCTATCGACCAAATCGACTCGAGCACTTATACCAGAACCAGTCAGTATAGTTCCGTTAGAAAAAGATCCTGACTGATGTCTGATACCTAGATTAAGTCTCTGATCTGAAATAATCCCTGACCATACTCCAGACATCACTACGTCATTCTTGAAAACGCCATTAATGTCACTGACTTCTAGACAGGATTCCCCAAGATCATTAACGTAAGCCTTTTTAATAGTTCCATATGCCGTAACGAACTGTTCTTCTGGAACGACGTTCGAGTATTGATATAAGATAGTTCCGATAGAAGGTGTATAGTCATAAGTGAAGTCGGTGTTTGATAAGACGAAGGTCGTCTTATTAGTTCCGACGACAGATCCAGTTATTCCATTTGCTGAAACATTGTCGTCAAAGTTAAAATAACTTCTCGCGTAGGTATTAGACACGACGACGTTACTTAAGACTAGCGTCGTCGTAGAGACGATCGTCTCAGAACCGCTCGAAGAATATCCATAACCTGAATCGACTAAGTTAAACGATATCGTTCCGTCAGCTCTAGTGATTTCAGAAACTCTTCCAGATCCTTGATCACCTAAGTTGGAAACGATATTCACGACGTCTCCGATCGAGAAGCCTGATCCAGTTCCACCAGAGTCAATTTCTATAGAAGTCATCGACGGTATGATAAACGAATCTGACTGAGAAATCTTAGTTCCGTCAACATATATCTGTTCTCCGGAGACGAACTCACCTCTGATCGCGGATACTCTAGCTACGTCTATTGGTCTAAACTTAACGAACTTTCTGATAACGTCATCGACGAACGCCGTCGCTCCAGACTTAGCTCCTCTTATCTTTCGATGATTAAGAGAAGCGTTCTTTTCAGAAAGTGAGAGTCTAATATATGAATATCGTTTCCAGTTTCCAGAAGAAGCCTTCAATATATCTTCTCTGGGAAGATACACTGAAATGATCTCGTCATATATGAGTTTGAACAAAAGATCTATAGAATCTATCGACCCTTTAGACCTGTAGATGTCCAAACAATGTTTGATCAACATTCTAATATCAGCCTTCGTCGAAAGCTTAATATTCTTCAAGTAGAGTTCTTTAAGAAACGTCAAGAGTGAGTCAGAAACAGTATCTATATCTAAGTTTGAAAGATACTTTCTGTTCCACCAGATAGGTTTTCCTTCTGACTCCATCCACTTGTAGTACTCTTTCGCGAAAGTAACGAACAGTTCGTTTTCTTGACTGTCATACTTTGGAAACTGACTCTCAACGAAATTGGAGATCTTATTATCTATCATAGTGACAGAATCTCCGTCGTGATCGAGACGTCAGAATTGTCTATTACGATGATCGTGTTCTTGGAACAAACGACGTCTTTATCTTTGGGCGTTACATAGATCTTAATAGAATCACCGGAGTATCCTGACACTAGAAGATTATTGATCGTAACGACTCCAGATACGTAATCGATAGATCCTACCGTATCGACAATAGTCTTAGACGTTCCAGAATTCTGAACTATCTTAACGTTTCCAAGCCCATCGTCTTCGAGATACGATACCGCTCCACCAAACGTAAATGGAGACGACCAGAGAGTCGTCTTAACGTTAGACGAGTGAGTATTTCCGACGATAGCTCGATCGTTGATTAATCCCACGGCAAAGTTAAGAGTGACAGATGATTTACTTCCAATAGTTGGAAACCATTTCTTATAAATCGAAACGTCAGTGATGTTAGAGATAATAGAAGTATCAGAATCGTTGATGGCCTTAGTCAAGTTAAAGTATCTGAGCGTTACGTTGAAATCGTTTAGATACTTTGTAGCGTAATTCGCCACAGAATTACTTACTAGAGATTTCATTCTTTCAGAGGTGTTAGTCGTGACGTTCTGATTATATCTGATCAGTGACGATATACAAAGATACGTGTATTCAGGATCGATAAAGACTGGCTGTATCGGACCCACGTTCTTCTTCTTAAGAAACTTAGTATATTCAGAAACTTTCGATTCTGGAATGGTATCTAGTCCATCTATCATCACCGAGATGATAACGTCTCCGTATCTTGGCGGATAGATAGTTTCTCCACCAAAGACAGAGCATCCCTTAATCTCTGGAAAATTCTTCTTGAGAAGTATCTTGTAATCGTCATCGAGTACTGCTCTTTCTTGTGTTTGAAACCATCTTGGAGCTAAGAATCTGATAGATTCGATCGACTCTCTTTCAGTTCCTCCGTTCGCTGAAGTAAGCGTGTTCACTCTAGCGTCATATCCGGCCGCTTGAATCAGTTCTGATACTGCGCCGGTTGGGTCGAAATTGATTACGAATCTATCGGCACCATTAACGTTTCCAGGAGGATCTGACGGAACTCTATAATCGAGTATTATAGTGGATCCGGCTTTTGGTTTTTTCGAGAACACTCCATCTCCGAACGTCAGCTCAAAAAAGCCAGAATAATCTACTTGTAAGAAGTAAACTGTAGATTCAGACGTTAAACCTAAGAGTGTATCGGCCTTCGAATAAGATACTGGGGACTCGACGTTGTCTTCGAACACAGCCACTGTCAAAGACGAAATATCAACGTTCTTGTTCGAAATCTGATACGAAAGTCCATCTTTATAAACGTACGAGTCAGTTATGTATGTTCCTTCGTAAATATCCGTAGTAAAAGTAAACTTATTGTTGGCCGAAGAAACCGAAACAGTTTCGGGCATCGTGAACGTATAGGCATCGTTTCTGACGAGCGTTGAAAAAGACTGTCCTTTTTGAATGGTATATGGTTGGCTCTGCCCAGTCGCGTAAAACGTAATTTCGATATTTGCCTTGGATGACTTCGCTGAGTCTGGAAGATAATTCAAATCCTTAGCTCTAGACACTACAGATGACTCTAGCTGAGCCGAATCGATATATCCTTCTGCATACTGCATGTTAGTAAGAAAGGCGTGCTTCGTAAAATTATAGGCCATGACGTCTAAGAGAGTCGATAAAGCCGAAGACTCGAAATTATAATCTTTGAATACTGTCGAAGTCTTCATGTACGAAATTAGATCGGCTTTAGCCGAAGCAAAATCTAAGTCTACGACGTTCAACTGCTTATTAGACACTTATCTCACCCTCTTAACAGAGAAAGTAAAAGGAAAATCCTTATTTATATTTACTAACGTAAAGACACCCCTGACTAAAACGTCATGATCTCTAAGTTCTATCTCTAGAGTAAACTTATCGATTCTAGGTTCGAACGTTCTAACTGTATTTTCTATCTCGGTCTCGATAAGTTTTGCCGTAAGCGGATCAGATAACTCGAACATCAAAGAAGGAACCTTAGATCCAAAGTCAGGATTGTAAAGTCTCTCATACTTTCCAGTCAATACTATTCTAAGAATCGATTGATATACTGAATTCTCGTTAGTAACGACTGAAAGATTGCCAGTAGTAGGTACTAACGAAAAAGAATCGTCGATATCTGAGTAATACGTAGGTTTGTTTTGAGCTTGAGTAAACTTATACGCTCTGGCCAAGTTAATTTCCTCCTTACACGACAGTATGTGGAGGCATCGTCGGACCACCGCCTTGAACGTCAGTCTGAGATCCTTTGGTAGTAATTACCCCGTCAGCCTGAAACAACACACTTCCAGATATCGTCGATTTAAGTTCGGTTCCCTTTTCTGTAATCTTTCCACCAGAATCGGTTACGTTATCTGATTTCGACTTACTTACGATCTTTCCACCAGCTTCCATATGAATGTCACCAGAGTCAGTCGTTAACTGCATCGCACCAGCCGAATGAGACAACACTCTTCCCTTAGAAGCCTTAATCTCAACGTCACGGGCGGCGTGAAGAACGATCGAACCTTTAGTCGAAGCTAGAGATATATCAGCTGCCGCGAACTTTACGTGACCTTTAGAGAATATCTCGGCCATTCCATTCACTGCTATCGAAGCGTTCTTAGCGACTTCGAAATGACCGTCTGTATCGATGTTGATTCTTCCATGTCCAGACATCTTAACGTCACCGTTATTATCAACTGACATGGTCAGTCCACCCTTTTGATACATAACGTGATTGTTCGGAGAGACTTGAACGGAAGTTCCGTTCGATCTGAATTCGAAGTATCCTCCAGAAGAATGATGAACCGATAGAGTCTCGGATTCTCCTTCAGGGTTGATGAAAATCGAAGTTCCATCTGGCCAAGTCCAGTGCTTGTGAGTATTCTTATACTCTTGAGTACCATACTCGTACTTCGGAAGTCTGATTTTTTCGTCTTCTGCCATCAATCACCAAATCTCTTCACTGGTTTGTTGTTACGAGGATGCTCAGGATCGTCTGCTCCTTCGTACTTTAACGCGATCTTAGCCAAAGATTCCATCTTCTTCATTCCAGACATTATCTCTGACGAAGCTACTGAATTTCCCATGAATATATTTAGAAGTGACATCACGTTCATTCCAGAAGAATTAGTAGACGCTTGTGACTTGGCAGATGCAACTTGTGGTAGATTGTTAGTTAAGGCTAACTTTACAGCACCGAACATCATGTTACTGATAGTTTCAAGATCAACGCCCAGATAATTTCCAGCTCTTAAAATATTATTGGCTAGTCTAACGAACGAGTCAGTTCCTCCGAATATCGCTACGATCGAAACGACGTCTGGTTGTGTCTGAGCGACGTCAACGAGCATGTTCAAGAGAGAAGTTAGAGCTATAGCGCACTGGTTCTTATACTCGTCTTTATAAGACTGACAGAATTCTAGATGAGCGACTCCGATTCTTTCTGAAACACTAGTGTTATACTCGATTATTCTGAGTACTGAAATGTCAGTGTTAAACCTTTGATCGAACAAGACGTTCGTAAGAAACGAAATTCTTCCAGAATCGTATACAGAGTACCAATCGATGGACTTAATCGACTGTACTTCTATTCCAGCGTTGATTACTATCGGTATGAGTTCGATGAAGTCTAAAGATAGAGTAGACCCAAACTTACTGTCGTATTGGTTTACAGCTGATTGAAAAGCGCCGGCACCAACTTGTTCCATTCCATTACCAAACCCACTCATTCTTAAGTTCTGAATAATCTGAACAGCCGCTTGAAACGCGCCAGATAGATTTCCATCTAGAGCGTTAATGACGTTTAAGACGTCGGAACCAGGAGCAGTCTTATCGAATCCGATCGACTTCAACTTATCTAGTTTTGCCTGATCACCCTTGCCGTATGGCGCCGGTGGAGCGCCTTTTCCTCTAACGTAAGAGTCGATCTTCTTGATCATACTCGGCCAGTTACCATATTCAAAATACTGAGTAAGACCTTTTACGCCATCGATCAAGCCAGGCGAGTTTCTTGAGAACGAGACGTCTTTCTTATCACCTTCACCTCTCTGTTTAGGAGAAGTATCTGGCTTAACGTTATCCGAATTATCTAATTGACCAGGATCCGAAGCTAGTCTCTTCTCTCCGTCGAATCCAGGAATAGCACCGATAACGTAACGTTCTGTACCATGATCTCCGATGAGAACTTGAGCGCCAGGATAGAATCCATGAGACCCAGAAGATCCTGGAATCTGTGAAAAGCCAGAAACGACGTGAATCCACTCGAGATTCTCCTTGGGAATCAGACCTTTATCGTCTTGATAGCCAAATATTCTAACTTGAACTCTTCCTCTCTTTTCGGGATCGTCGATCGACTCGATAGTAGCTCTGTAACCACCACCTTGAGCGTAAGACGTCATTGAAGTAGGACTTATTTGATATGGACCAGTCATGATGCCTCTAATTTCACTGCTCTGATAGTCGAAGTTCCAGAAAGTTGAGAATCGTCATTTCTGAATTCGTGCATGATATCGGCCACTAACATCAAGCCACCAGCCGGAGATTCGTAAAATGACTGAGAGTCTGACAAAGCTGGAAGTAATCTCGCGTAAACTCCTTGACCAACCGTGCACATTAATCCACCTTGAATCGGAACTTTCATGTATAGATTATTGGTAACTCTGGCTCTAAGTAGATTTTCTCTGTCAGTTCTTCTAGTATTTTCCTTGGGAATCTTTTGAGAGTCGACCATCAAGAAGTTATGTCGGCCACCATGAAGAGTTTCCGCGAGTTGATTGAATATTCTCTTATTCGAAAAGACGTCCATGACTTTGAATTCTTGAGAGGCTGCAGCAGCCATCTCGATAATAGACGATCTCGATCCTTTTCCATCGACGGTCGTCGTAGCTCCAATAATAGCTTGGTACGAGTCGAATATGTTCGTCCAACTCGTACCCCAAGTATTCTTCTGTTCGAAATAATATTGAGGAGACATCGTGTTAAACAGATATTCTACAGGCGCGAGTTTAACGCCATCTCTATCTCTAAAATAAACTGAAGATCCTGTAGAAACTCCTGGAAACACTAGCTGTCTTCTGATATCGTCGATAGCCTTGAATGGTTTAGACGAAGATATCACGTGAGAGTTCTTTTGAAACAGTAAACCTGCGGATTCCATCATTATCGAAAGTGGAGTACCTAAAAACTGAGAGTGAATTCTCTGAATGATACCAGTTCCAGTAATAGACTTAAACGCTTGTTGCACTAGAGCTTTTCTGTCATTAACATATTCTGGAGTAATGAACTCTAACGTATACCCTGAAGCCCTACCTGCGACACTCACAGACTCACTCTTTATGTTAAGAAGAATAAAGGACTGAGCGTAAGTTTGTCCACCATCGGCAATACCAACGATCGTAGCCGACTCTCCACCGACTAATCCGAGTTTGTTCAAAAAATCTTCGTCGTCTAAGATAAAAGCTTCGGCAGTAATATATGGCTTACAGATACTCTCGTGAAACCTAACACCCTTAGTCCATTTAGCGATATCTACTCCACCCACCATTAAAGAAGCTATGGCACATTTTCCTGGTTGACCTTGCGGCAATTCTTACTCCTTGATCTTATTCGCTACAGCCGTCCTCGCAGAGTAAAGTTGACCAGGATCTAAAAGCATGATCGTCTTTAACTTCTCGTTTTCTGCAAGTTCGTCATCATAATATGAAACAGGAGACCAATACGAAACTTCGTCTAGAGGAATCGGTCTCGTAACCACCGAGTTCGAAGTAACGTGTGTAGCGTTTAACTCGTCACCAGGAATAGCGATTCCATCTATAGTTCCTTGATACCTAACGTCTTTGACTAGAACGAAGTTAGAATCGACGTAGATTATCTCACACCAACCTATCATATTCTTAGAAGAATCGACTAGAACTCGAACGCCTTCAGTCTGAGAACTTCCGTCCATATGTAACGTCAATATGACGTTGGTCGAAGTCGTCGCTGATATTTCCTTTCTCTTATACGAAGAAACTTTTCTAGTAGCGTCAAGAACTGGTTTCCAATATCCTTTAATCTTCGTAGTCATCGATTCGTATCGACCAGGAGGTATGCTAAATGGATCTTCTGACCAGTTCACTTCCCAATAAGCGATCTTATTTTTCGCGTCTTGAACAGATCCATACTTACTAGAAATATACTCTTCGAACTGATCGTCTGACATTGGCCAACCATAATATGGATCTACTATTCCGTTAGCGAGATAAATGAGCCAATCGACATCTTGATCTCCGTAATAAGCGTGTGAAACGACGTCTGATCTAATTCCGGATTCTACTTTATACGGATAGTAAGTAGCCGAGTCGATTATCGTTTCAGGATTGATCACTACTCTTCGAGTAATATCTCTAACCGGAACGCCAGAATATGTAATAGTTGGAAATTTAGTAAAGTACGTATCCATCAGGCGTAGTTCTCTTTGGTCCAGAGTTCAAGTTCTAAGAATTGACAAGTTATTATTACAGATTGTGGAGGATTATCACCGTCAGTGGCCGCGTCAGCTCTAAGAAACGCCGGTGGGTGTGGTCCAGTAAAGTCTACGTTCATCGCCTCCAACACAGCTGGCTTGAACGAGTATAGATACTTAGAATTCGGAACGTAAGCTAGCTGAAAGATTCTTGGAAATCCAAAAAGCAGACCACCAAATTCTAAACTTGGAGACATTGACTTATTGAATAGGTTCAAGATCGTCTTGATCGTATTAGCTTCTTGTGGGGTGTTAGGAGAAAGAACCCACGTCATCTGATGTCTCTTGAACTGTGGTCCTCTAAGCAGAATCGTCATGTACTGATTCAGTGAATATCCCATTACTCCAACCGTAGCGATTCCGCCTTTTTTAGCAAGGTTGTTTACTAAATTTTTGGCACCATTTCCAGCGACACCGGCGATATCGCCAGCCGCTCCGAGTAATGCTGGCACTGTCGCTCCGATCATCGCCCCAGCATCTTTGGCTATAGAACTGATTTTAGAATCGTTTAATAAATCAGCACCAAACTGACCGGCAGAACCGACTAAGGATCCAAGTCCTAATTCTTCGTATCTGACACCGTGATTATCAGTCATTCTTTCGGGAAGAGGAAGTCTGACGACGTCAGTGATGTCAGCTCTTACCTGTTTTCCACCATTATTTCCACCAAATCCGACTCTATGATAGTCACCGATACCAATAGCGACGTAATACTTTACTTCTTCGTCTGGAAACTGATAAGTAGTGATAGTCGATTGTTTGTTTATCGTTTCTGCCACCTTTATCGTTGGATCTTGGCCTAATAATCCAGCAGTATATCCTAACAGATTAACTCCGTTTTGAAACAACTGAGTTATTCTATTCTTAACTGATGTGATTCCATCTATAGCAGAAACTGACAAGTCGGCCATATAAATACTCTGAATGTGTTATCTAGTAGTATTTATAACAATCTAAAAGAGGAATATCAAAGTTGCCTAAAAGCTTTAATATTAGAGATTTTACGAGTAAAGCTTCGACTAGAGGAATTTTGAGTCCTTCGAAGTTTAACGTGACGATCACGACACCTCAGGCTTTATCTGAGTTAGATCCGACGTTTGCAGGAAATCTTTCTAACGAGTTGAGTTTTTGGTGTACTTCTTCCTCGATTCCAGGGATTAGCGTTGACGTAACCGAGGTAAGAAGGTACGGCGGAGTCGGTATTTCGCAGAAAAAACCATATTCTGTTAGCTTTGCTCCGATTAAGATGAGTGTAGTCGCTTCAGCCGACTCGGCTACTTGGATGTTCTTTAAGTGGTGGTTTCAGACGATATTCAACTTTGACATGTCAAATAAAACCACTCTGAATTATGGTAATGGCAATCAAGACGTCTATGAGAATTCTTATACGAACGACTATGCCGTAGAAATGGCCATAAGAAATTATGACAATGTTGGAAACAGTTCTACTATCGTTAAGCTCAGACAAGCCTTTCCAATAGGAATGTCTAATCTAGAATTTGACTGGAGTACTAATGGACTAGTTTCATTTAACGTCGTTGTCACGTACACTGATTTTAAGGTCGAGCAGTCGGACGTGTCAGGATTAATAACGACCTTAACGTAAGGATGATAGAACATGTTGCCTAAGATAGATCGAGTGACGTTTACAGAAAAACTTCCGACGTCCGAAGAACAAGTCGTCTTTAGACAGATGACTGTTAGAGAAGAAAAAATTCTACTGACGTGTAAGGAAGTTGATTCGTACAGAGTTAAACTAGACGCGATTCTTCAAGTCTTGAATAGATGTATTATTTCGTCTCAGACGAAAGTCGAAGATATGACGATTACAGACGTCGAATATCTCTTCTTAAAGATCAGATCAGTCTCTGTATCGAACATCTCAACCGTATCGTTCGTCGATACAGAAGATAAGATCACTAGAAAGTTCGATATAAACCTAGACAAGCTCGAAGTTAAATCTTCAAGTGAAAAGAATACTGGGTTGATTGCAGTCAACGATAAGATCTCTATAAAAATGAGGTATCCGACGGCCTCGATGATCGTTAACGACAGTTCAGAAGGCATTAACGAGGACCTAGACTCGATTATTGCTAGATGTGTCGTCGAAATCTACGATGGAGATACCATAATTTCTGCATCGTCTGTCGATAAGACAGAAATGATAGAGTGGCTCGATGGAGCCCCACCGTTAGTGATGAAAGAGATTGGTACGTTTTTTGACAGTATGCCAAGACTATACTACAAGATCGAATACGTAAACGAAATTGGTAACAAGAGGAGTGTTGAGCTGACTAGTCTCGAAGATTTTTTTTCGTGGCGATGAGCCATGACTCGCTCATCGGACACTATTCTACTAATCTCGAGTTGAAGAAGAACGTAGGTTTCTCTACGTTCGAGATAGATGACATGATTCCATTTGAGAAAGAGACGTACATCTCTTTGATAAATGGTGGAAACTCTAGCGCTTCGATAGACGACTATGTCGACTTAATGAAGGAGATCAAGAAGAAAAATGGCTAAACTACCAGACATGCCGTCTGTTCCACAACAAAAGATGACTGAGTCATCACTTGACGTCGATCGATCTAAACCATCCTTGAGCAAGTCTATTGGATCTTCTACACTGAATTCTACGGTTAATTCGGTAGATCGAGACTTAACTAGAATATCTTCTGTCGTGATGGGAAAAGACGTTGGAGGATCTTATGATTCTGGAATATCCAAGAATGATTATTCTTCGACGGATTCTAACTTACCAGAGCGATTCGATTCGTCGTCATACCAATCAAAGAATCTTCAGACTAAGCCGATTCCGATCACGTTTAAGCCAGGACGTGGAGTAAATCCAGAACTCGATGACGTACGTCTTGAGATATTCAGAATCGTGAACTCCGTTCAGTCGAATGCTTTTAAAGGACTTGACGAAGTCGCTAAGAGAGTTGACACTCAAGCCGATAGAATCGTTAAGTTTCAAAAAGCTCTGGCTAACACGAACAGAGTCGTCAACGCTCTAAGCAAAGACGTACGAGGACTAAGAAAGAAAGTCGACTCTCTTTCTAAAGAAGATCCCTTAGCTTGGTTCAACGATAAAAAAAATGATACGATTCAAGAAGAATCCTCTGGAGGATTATCTGCGAGTAGTGTAGGAGCCTTCAAAGGAGTTAAGGATACTTATTCGTCTCTGAAAGCTGGAAAAGGTGCGGTTTCTGCAGCTAAAGGTGGAGCCGACGCTTTCAAGATGGGAGCTAAGATCGGCAAAGTAGCCGGACCAATTTCTGGCTTATTATCTGGTGGAATCAAGTACGCTGAAACTGGAAATTTAGGAGAGTCTGTCGCAGTTGGCGCTGGCTCTGGACTAGGAACAGTTGGAGGAGCTTGGGCTGGAGCTATAGTTGGACAGACACTCATTCCGATTCCAGGTGTTGGAGCTGTGATTGGCGCAGCCGTCGGAGGTTTTCTTGGAGGATCGGCAGGAGAATCAGCCGGACAGGGGGCGTACGATTTCTTTAATAAAAAGAAAGATTCTAACGCCTTAACAGAGGACGCCAGAAAAGAATCTGAAGTCACTATGAGGACGATATCTCTAGAAGCTAGAGAATCACTAAGTTTGAAATCTTTATTCGAGACGAAGATATCAGCTAAGAATCTCTCGATAAACGCGTCAGAACTCAACTTTGACGTATCTTCAGTCATTATGTCTAGTATGGCAAAAGAAGCTTTTGTCAAAGCTATTGGTTCTAGATCAGTAAGTTCTGGATCAGAAGGTTCTGGATCTCAAACGAAACAGAACAACGATCTTATCTACAAGAACGACGTTCAGAAATTAGGACAAGATAAGGCTGATAGACTAGCCGATCTCCGAGAAAACCCTATAATGGGTTCGAGTAGGTTTCTCTTGGGTCGTTTGACCGGAAAATCCGACGAAGAGATCGCTCAGAGTGCTGGAGAAGCTATCGGTACGCGTTCTTCGGCCTCCAGAAGCCCTTCAGAAGCCCGTAGATCACCTTCTGGAAGTAGCCAAGGTAGTGGTACCAACGTCGTTAACGATACACTAGATTCGTCGGCTGGAGGAGGACTCGGGGCACTTATAGCCAAAGGAGAGTCCGGAAAAAGAGGATATAACGCTTATAACACTGGTTACGCAAACCAACCATCTGCGCACATAGACTTCTCTCAAATGACCATTGGCGAGGTCATGAATAAACAAAGCAATAGAGAACTGTTCGCCGTCGGTAAGTATCAGATCATACCGAGTACTATGGCTGGTGCTGTTAAGGCTTTAAACCTCGATCCGAATCAGAAACTGACTCCAGAAGTTCAAGAACATATCTTTAGAAATCATCTTCTGACTACTAAAAGACCACAGATCGAAGCTTACATTAAAGGAACTGGAGACAGAGAAAAAGCCATTCTCGCGTCATCGCAAGAATGGGCTGCTATAGCTAATCCTAGAACCGGAAGATCGTATTACTCAGGAACTGCAGGAAATGCTGCGTCTATCACGGCTGAGTCTGTAGGAAGAGAGTTAGACATACAAAAAAAGAAATACCAAGACTTAAAAGCTCTTGGAAAGTCTGACGAAGAAGCTTGGAACGCTTCTTTTGGTGCTATAGAATCTAAAGAATCTAAGTCGTCTCAGAGAGACGCGAGCAAGCCAGATCGAGAGAACGACGATCAGCTTAGAGTAAAAGGTGGCATGAAAGGACAAGCCTTCGCCGGAGGAGAAACTCACGAAGGAGTCATGACTCTCGCTAAAAATATTCAGAATGACAACTCGATAGGATTAAAGTATTTTTCCGCCTTCAACGATCGTTATCATTCTGGAACTAACTCTAAACACGCCCACGGATTAGCCACAGATCTTACACTTAGCGATTCGAGAACCGCGCCCGACGTGGTTAAAAGTCTTAGAAAGAAATTCGCAGACCAAGGTATCGACGCGACTGTTATAGACGAGTATAACAATCCTTCGAGTAGAGCGACTGGTGGACATATTCACATCCAGTTCAACTCTAGAGCAGACGCAGACAGATATCACCGACTGAATCCAACAATCGACAAGAAAACCAAAGTAGATGATACGTCTCAATCGAATAGTAACGACCAAAATCAACTAGCTAAAGATGCTGGAATAGATAGTATTAATACTAAGAATGATACTTCTCAAGACCTCTCTCAGTCTCAACTAGCTAAAGATG